GAAGATCTAGCAGGTAACGGTGCAACGTCATTTGGTGATTTATTAGCTAGAGAAATAGTAACTATTACTGATTATACTCTACAAGTGTACAACAATGCGTCCGGTGTTGGACAAGCTGTGTTGTTAAGTCCGACTGAAGGATATATTCCTAGAGGACCAACACTTGAAATACCTGTAAGGCAAGGTGTTCCTGTAGACTGGGCTAGCGTATTAAGTCAGTATCCTGGCAAATTTACAGCAGGTTCCAGCAGAATTTTCTTAATACAAAGTAACGGTGCAGAAGTTTCTGGTACAGTAGCACTACCAGTTGATGGTGCAGGCAATGTAACCAGTGGAAGTGTTATGTTGGTCAATTGGGATCGAGACTCGCTAGTTACTAATACAGGGATCGACAGTACCGGTAAGTTGGATTTTGAAAACGGTTATAATGCATCAACTAGTTATCGACCAAACAGTCCAGGTACATTCGATGCTATCGTCAATCCCTTGACGTTTAATCCCGGAACTGTATCATCTAGCACACGGTATTTGATCATTGAAGACATTGGTTCTACTGCTAATACAAAGGATAATCAATGGACTGGTGCAACACCTGGAACTAGTGCAACTAATTATTCAGCAGTATGGGGTACACTAGTTGCTCGAGCAAACGATATTATAGAATATAACGGAACTGTGTGGCAAGTAGTGTTTAATTCAGCTCAACATTCTGACACTATGGTCTGGCAAACGAATATATACACTGGAGTACAATACCTATGGAACGGAGTTGCATGGGTTAAATCATTCGAAGGTGAGTATCAGCCAGGATCATGGAGACTAGAACTATAAAAGAACGTATCGTTTGTAGCGGAGCATTATTCTACGCTAAGTCGACACGACGATTCTTGCTACTACAAAAAGCACACGGCAAGCACGAAGGTACTTGGGGGCTTGTAGGCGGCACTACTGTATTAGGTGAAACTCCTTGGCAGGGCTTACAACGTGAAATTGCTGAAGAAATTGGCAGCATTCCAGAAATTAAAAAAACGATTCCACTAGAAACATTCGTATCAAACGATACCGTGTTTAATTTCCACACATATTTGTGCGTTATAGATAATGAATTTGTACCAGTCCTGAGTGACGAACATATCGGATGGGCATGGGCTACAATAGACAGAGCCCCTAAGCCTTTACACCAGGGGCTCCGCAATAGTTTTTCAAGTAAAACTATTCGAACTAAACTTCAAACAATATTTGATCTAGTCGATTTGATATAGAAGGACCCGAAGGTCTTTTTTTTATTAAGTACTGCTATTAGAAGTTATATCTGCCGGAGACAAATAATGCTCTAGCTGGGACATCCACCGATGACCCTAAAACTCTACCACCATTGTCGAATGCATTCATTAAGGCCACAGTATAGGTGACTTTGTCAATTTTATCAGTGTAGCCAACATTTACAATTTCATAACCACCATTATAATTATAAACTCTAGTATCAACTAAGTCCTGATAAGCCAGTCTGTTTTGACGTGTTTGGAATTGTAGTTCTGTCCAGACTTTATCATAGTTTATTCTAGTGTAACCAAACAATGGTATAGTTTTAACTGTACCTTCTGAAGTTCCATCAGGTAAATTATTAGTACCGTGAGTATAAATTAATCTAGTGTCAAGGCCAAACTTGCTGTCCATAATACTATTGTTTTTATAACTGACAGTGCTACCGTAAACATCTGTAGAGCCACCATTATATGGTTGATTTACTAATGGGCTAGAAGTTATTACTCTAAGTTGCATGGCATTTTCTAATTTTTTATAATAGACATCAAAGTATAATCCATTTTTATTAAACCCTGCTCTATAGGTGTCGGCAAATTCTTCCTTTAGATCACTATTGGGAATACTGGTTCCTCTACCCGATGTTAGTGCTTGGTTGGTTTGAAAATAGCTAGGTGTGTTGGTACTTCTATCATAAGATACAAAGTAGCCATGCTTGCCGACAATTAAAGATCCTTCAGGATTATTAAAATCGCTAGCACCTGCTTTAACAGTTTTGTAACCCACAGAAGCAATTACATCTAAAGATGCTACATCACCATACCAACGTACACCTTGTTTGTAAGTACCCCACGTATCATTATCAACTCTAGTTGGATTAGTAGAACTCACAGCAACACCATTGTCATACTTAATTTTTTCAATAGAGTTTGTTGAGTAAAGACTAAATCCACGATCAAAGAAATATTCACCATTTAGTGTATACGAGTCTACTAAAGAACTAATTGGTTTAGTGCCGTCAGTAATGTTTTCTTTAAACTGTTGATAGGCCATTCCAACTTTTAGTCTATCAAAATTAGCATCATGTTTTAACAAAGTATATTGTTGCAAGTCCCATGTATAAACAGACGGAGATTGGAAACCAGTTAATCTCATTCCTCCATTCCACTTATCTGTTCTACGTAGGTCATCACTTTGAGAAATTATCATAGTTGTTTTATGATCATTATTCCAACGTGCTTCAAACATACCTGCTGTTTGATTGTAGGTAGAGTTTGGTACCGTGCCATTAGCAGTTTTTACATTGTTAAAATCAATGTTGCTTAGGGCAAAACCAAATCGCTCTCCTTTGTAAGAAGCTGTTTCAGTTAGGCCAAGCGAACTGTTATAAGAGCCGCCGATATGTGTTGGAGCAATACCTAATCTACGATCAATAGTGCCGCCTACATTACCACCATCGGAAACAGACACTTCTTGTACAAAAGAATCTGGGATCCAACTGAAATATTGATTAGGTCCTGTTCTAAAAAATGGATTATTAAATCGTATACCATCAATAGTTTGTGTTACTTGATTTCCAGTAAAGGCACCTATGTAAGGATTCCTTAGACCGGGAGCAGTTTCTTGTATGTGAACAGACTTGTTAAAAACATCTGCCCTTTCAAGTCGTTGTACTTGATAGTTAGTGTAACCTGTTGCCGTTACAACCACTGGATCAAGTATATTGATGCTATCTTTATTTTCTGCGTATGCAGTATTGAACATGGTCAGAACAGCCAATGCTATAATTGCTTGTTTCATTTTATCACCATTAAGATTTGAGTTGAGAGCCGTCTTCCGATTCTCAAGCGACTAGTTATACCAGTCGATAATTTTTAGTTAAGAAGAGGGGCGTTATGCCCCTCTAATGTTTAGATTACAAAAGTAATCAAGCCTGCCGTTATCAACATCAGTCCACCCCAAGCACCTAACGCTTTATAGTAGGTACTAAACGGTGTTCCAAAATAACGATTACCAATCACTACACACTTGTGAGTCGGACTTAACAAGTAACCGGCAAAGTCAATAGCAAAGAACCATAAGAAATACTCAACTCCAAAGACTTGAGACATCAATACAGCAATCGCAATAAACTTACCCGAACTACCCATTAAGAAACTGGCTATGAGACCGATAACACTGATGATTACCATGCCAACGAAAGTATGCGGATCAAGCATACTAGTCTTTAACATAGTTTGCCATGCAGTGTCGTAAGTTTTCATGTAGTTTCCTAGCATAATAACTGTGCCGACCCATGCTAGTACATCCCAGCGAACATAGGACAATAATTTCTTAATGTTCCACTGTTGACTAATGATGATGTAGTATAAGGTTAAGAAACCAAAACAACCAACCATCCACTTATCATTATAAATGTAAAGGCCAATGGCCACAAACATTGGAATAACGTTTCGTAAGACTGATGATAGTTTAAAGTTTCCCGGTGTGATTACTATTTCCTCGTCGTGTACTTGGCTCCAAATGTACCAAGTAATGAACGCAAAAGTAACAATCAGCAAGGGCGCAATTAGGCCAAGCCACGCTCCATAAGTTAAACCAAATGCCGCGATAGGTAGGATTACTGTTTTCTCAAGTGGCGACCACAAATAATAGTGGTGCGTACTCAAGTAATCAACAATGCCTAACTTCTCACGGCCGGGTCCATCTTTTGGAGCAACTGTATCAAGCAAACCTGCTGACACAGTGACTCGACCTTCAATTGGCAATACTCCGCCAATTGCACTTAGGAGAACTACTACAAACTTATTACTTCTGAATGTGTTTCTTACATAGGCAAATGCCGGGGCGAAGAGTTGATACTCTTTTGCTAGTCCGGCAGTGATCATAATGAAGAATATCATCCATAAGTATGATATGTTCTTTAACAGAACGTTTGTGATGAAGTCCATCTTTTCTCCTTTAAAAAAGCACT